TCGACCCATCCCGGGTACGATGTGATAGGCATTAGCTAAACCCCCATTTCACTGCGGGGCGTGCCACCATGGCGACTGCGCCCGACGCCGCGTCTACATAGTCGTCGTGTGGTGCGCTCGGGAATGCGACCACCTCGTCGATAAAGTCTTTTACCCAGCTCCCTGCCACGATGCGCACCGCTCCCGCTTCGGCACGTGCCGCCCACGGCATCGCTCGGCTCTGCTTGTCCTTGTCCACCTTGATGCCTCGCAACGTGGTCGCCGTTAGCTCTGGCATGCGGCGCAGTTCCTGCACTGCCGCCAAGCCGTGCAAGGCTTCTTCGATGCCGAGCACCGTGCCCTGCTCGGCAAGAGCGGTGGCGACAATCACTTTGCGCACGTCGGGCCACTCCGCTTTCATCTTGATGCCGTCGGCGATGTACAGCACACCGTCATGCAGAGCGACCCGCACGGAGGCGCTGTAGTCGGCGCTTTGCTTGGTTGAGGCGGCGAGGTCCCAGTACCGCGACCATGCAAGACCCTGCGGAGCGGTGGGCACTACGGTGAACCAATGGCGCTGGAACAAACTCCCTGATGGGTTGATGTCCTGCCCAAGGACTTCCTGTGCGTACATCTCACTGGTGTAGTTCTTCCTCAGTGAGGCTTTGTACTCCTCGCTCAAAAAGTGGTTGTCCAACGTTGAAGCGAAGATGGTTTCGTACTCCGGATCGTGGGCGTTGTCACGAAAGAGGTTTGACGACCACGGCTTCTTAAAATTGGGCGACGAGGTCAAGATGATTTGCCCTGGCGCTTGATTGAGTCGACCCAGTGCCACCGTCCACAACGTGTTCATGCCGTCAATGTACTCATCCATGTGCCCCGCTTCGTCTATCCAGCACAGCGCCGCCTCCATACCACGCACAAGATTGAAATTGTTCTCAGAGAAGAACACGATTTCCCTATCACCGATAAGGCGGATCATGTACGGCGCTGATAGGCGTGGCTTTCCGTCAAGAATCGTCATGCCGCTACGGCGCTCAAACTCTGTAATGAGATTGAGCAACGTGCGGAGCGAGCCGTTGCGAATGTTCTCGTACGACGGCGCCGCCACGATGGCTTTGCTGTGCATGGGCATGGTAAGCACTTTGAGCGCTCCGGCGTACGACTTGCCACTACGAATCCCGCCCTTGTAGTAGATATACTTCGCCTTCGACTGGAGAAACCTCATCTGATGCGGAAGCAGCATCGAGTGACGTATCCGCAGTACCGAGGTCGATGACGAAGTTGGTTGGGGTATTGGTCGTATTGACATTGTAGCTCTCTCGGTATGACGGGTCTTCACGCTTCAGCAGGAACATGACCATGGTGGGATTCTCCGGTGCCATCTTGTAGGCAAGGCTCTCGAGGAAGTCGCGCCGCTTCTCCCTGCCCCGCTCCACCGCTCCTCGCACCGCCTCGGCAACGCTGGCGTCGGTTTCCATCATGCGGTACAGCGTGCGACGATCGAAGCCGACGGCGGCGCATGCGTGCTGAACAATGCCCAGCTCCTCAATGGCGTCCAGCACCTCCGGCACACGGATGAGCGATACCTCACGGCGGGCACTCGGCTTCCGTGTCGCCATGACTACACCAAGCGCTTATCGGTGAGCAAGCGGAGCAAGATGTTGACCACGCTCAGTGCGCCGAGCAGTTGCGGTGCCAACGCTTGGAGCTCTGGCCACTGTGCGACCGTGCCAAGGATGAGCGCAAGCAGGGTCAGGATGTTGACCCACAATGTCTTGCTTTGATACCACGGCTTTTCCATATCAGCCTCCCATCATGTAACGAATAATCAGCGGGATGATGACCGTGGCCAAGGCAATGCCGCCCCACAGTCGGTTAATCTGTTGCTCGAGGTGCGCAACCCGTCCGTCCATCTCACGGAATTGCCGGTCGCCATTCTCCAAGCGGCGCAGCACTTGGTCGATTTTCTCTTCAAGCCGTGCCAGCTTGACTTCAACACTTTCGGTCATTGCTCCCTCATCTGTGCTTGTGCGAAATCCCGCCGAATGATGTCCATTTCAATCGCCTTGCCCGGGCACGTCTTCGGGCTTCCCCACTCACGATGCCCTTTCAGTGTCTTGGCGCCGACCGCAAGGCCACGCCAATCCAGCAGTGCCAGCGTTGCGCCCTCCACCAAGTCGTGCAGTGGCATGCTCCACAACTCGGCGTCGTAGTTGCCGACCACTTCGATGCCCCAGTGCTGGCGGTTGGCGGGGTAGCCCGCATGAATCCCCATCTCGTTCAGTGCCGTCATCTGCCAGATACCATCGTCAGCCGGATCGGGGGAGCCACACGCAATGAACAGATGCGGGCCCGCATCCCAGCCGAGCCCCTCGTAGTACTTCTTGATGCCCTGCATGGTGCGGAGCCCACGCCAGTCCTGCCGGCGGGGCTTCCATGTGTGATGCAGAGTGACACCCATTGCCCACCATGCAATGCTCGGATGATGCGGGGCGAGGTGCGCACGGAATGCAGCGACGCTGGGCCAGTGGCGGAAGTCGTGGCGAAACTTGGTCATGATGCCTCCTACTTCTATTGTACGGAGTGCGTCAAATTACAAGCCCATCGGGTTCTTTTCACGCACGGTGTACTCATGGAACTCAATGCGCTTTCGTGCAATCTCAAGGTACTCGGCACTCAGCTCAATGCCGATGAATTGCATCGCCTCGAGCATGGCGGCGCACCCCGTCGACCCCGAGCCCATGAACGGGTCAAGCACCGTACCGCCCGGCGGCGTGACGAGGCGGACGAGGTAGCGCATCAGCGTGATTGGTTTGACGGTGCTATGACTGTTGTTTCTTTGCTGTGGCTCTTTTTCGTTTATTTGCGACAGCGTTGTCAATACAACATTGACGACACCAAGGGCTAATTCCATCCTTCCGTTTGTAGTATTCAGAATCCACGCTCTTAAACTCTCCGCACTTTTTACATGGCTTGAACCATTGCCCATCTCGAAATTCGCATCCGCTGTGGATTCGTTTGTGAGTAAGTGCATCAACAAGTTGCAAGTTTTCAATGCGGTTGTCTTGCTTATCTCCATTAATGTGATGAATGAAGAATCCGACGGGTACTGCGCCGTGATGTTTTCGCCAGACTCGTCGATGTGCCATTTCAGCATTGCCAATTCGGATGTAACCTTTTCCAGTAATTGAACCACTACCGTACTTACGTCTTTCCATGATAAGCCTCCTAAAATAGACCTATCAACATTGTACTTTACGGTACATATACAGTCAAGCCCCGCCTCCCGCTCCGCTTTCGATGCCTTGGCAACGTAGAAGAAGCGTGAGGCGCCGCCGGAGTCGGAGTGGCCGTGTGTTACTGTTGGTACAAACTTTCCTCTCGCCACGCTGTCTGTGCCTTGATTTCGGCGCACGTTGTCCTTACTCACACTGTGCCCACTCTGCGCATCCAGCATCTGCGCCGCCTCCTCATCGAGGATGACGTTGGCGGGCCAGCGGCCGAGGGGCGAGGTTTCATTGCCACCGTTGCCTTTGCGATGTCCATATACTAGATTATTATCACTTCCACTTCCTGTTGGTGGCTTGCCATCGTACTCCACCCTGCACCCGTCAATGTTGAGCGCACCGCATCCCCACGTCAACACATTGTCCGCCACCGTGCCTGACAGTGGCTTCCGTGCAAGGACGGCGGGTTCATTGGCGGGCTTGAGCGCAGTGCCAAAGCCGTGCCACTGCTGGGCTTCTGGCGTGGCAGGAGCGGTGATGGCGACGTTTGGATTATGCCCGTTTATCGCCCTGTCTGCAAATGCGTTTGATTTAAGTAGATTTGCGCCGTGTTTGCTTCCCACCACCTCCCTCGTAGCCCCTGCCTGCTTATCCAATGCCTTGCTCACGTCAAGGCTTTTCGGGAATCCCGAGCCATAAATCCATTGAATGCAGTCACGTATCTCAAAGCCGACATCCTCGATGGCGCAGGTCATGCGGTGATATGTCCGAGTGCCACCGAATGCAATCAAGTGCCCGCCCGGCTTGAGCACTCGCAGGCACTCCGCCCACAATGTTTGGTCATAGGCAATCCCTGATGAATCCCATTTCTTCCCCATGAAGCCGAGCTCATACGGCGGGTCGGTGACGATGCTGTCAACGCTGTCACTCGGCATGGTGCGTAGTACCTCCCGATTATCGCCGTGGTGCAGTGTGTATCTCATCCCAGCCCCTCCACGCTCGGCATCCGCTCTACAATGTGCTGCCATGCCTGCTCGGCAATCAAGCGGTGCTCTTTCTGTGTGCTTTTTTTCTTGCGCACCTCACAGTAGTGTATCCAGCTCCGCAGGGTTCCGGCTACGTACATGCGGGACATCGTCAGCCCCTCGGGAAGCACGGCACGGGCCACCTCTTTGGCGATGCCGTGACTGAGGGCCCACTCGTAGGCGTGCTGTGCCTGCTCGGCGACCCGCTCCTGCTGTAGTGCCCACTTGCGCTGAAGCACATCGTCGTCCACCTCGAGGGAGCTTTGCCGGTTCGCCGTGTCTTGGAGCCGTGCCTCACGGAGCACCGTGCCGAGGTCAGCGACGGAGTAGCGCTGGCTGAACTCCTGGAAGCTGAATGAACGATGCCTGAGGATTTGCCGTGCGATGTCGCGCGTGGTGTCAATCTGCATTGTAATGGACACCATCTCAAACGGCGACCAGTGCTGATGCGTCGCCAAGTACTTGACGAGGCGGGGCGCGGTGTCGTGATGCGCTTGGTTCGCAGGATTGGAGATGCGTGCCATGTAGGCAACGTGCTCTTCCATCGTCATGCCCGGTATGACGCTGTCGGCGATGTAGGTGACAGTCATGACATTGCCTTGCGAACTTGATTGAGCATGTGGCGCACATGCTCGGGCTTGGGAGTACAGGACTCTCCGGCGGATGCGCTAATGGCTGCGAGGTACCACTTGGTGTCAGTGCTGTAATA